GGGTTTGGAGAAATGCCAGAAAATGGTCAGAAATACCAGAGAACGGCGGAAAAGCTGGACATTCCGCAGGATATGACCGACGAACCGCCGGAAACGCCGGGACTCGTGGATACGCCAGTCCTGGAAGAGAAACCCAAGGAGACCCGAAGTCGGTGGCCGAAGTCAGGTCGAGTGATCCATCGCACCTGTAATACTGCGAGCCAGCTTGGCTCCAAGGGCCGTAATCTCTATGCCATGACCGAGTTGTTCTGCCCTCAAGAGCGGCGACCATTCCCGGTTACCGAGTTCGACTGGTATATCGATGGAGTTGCGGCAGGGCCGGTGGCCTAGATGACCAATCCACGCACACTCATCGATTACGTCGAAGCCGAACGTCGCTACGTTGTCGAGGGTCAGTCCATCCGGAAGATCTCCAAGGAAATGGGCCTTCGATCCTGGTCATCGATGAACTCGATCGCTCGTCGAGAAGACTGGTCGGGGAAGCGATCGGCCTACATATCGGCCATTGCTCGTCGAAGCTATGAGACCGCAGCGGCAACCGTGGCTTCTGAACAGAACGCGATTCGTGATGAAGCGGTCCTGGCTGCGCGGGCCTCGATTCGTCAGTATCTGACCGACCTCAAAGACGGCAAGGTCACCGTTTCACCCAAGGATGCCCACCTGTGGGCTTCGTTCTTGCTGACCGAGATGACCAATCCGGGCGTGGTCAGCGTGGAGGCTCCTGACCATGCCAGAAACATCACCCCCCCTGACGCCGACCTCCTCCGACGAGTTGTCGAAGCTGCTCGCGAACGGGTCACTCCCACCGGAGGTGTGGGGCCAGTTGCTTTGGTCGTCGCTTCGGACGCTCGCCCCAACTGATCCCCTGGCGTACGGTGAGTACGTCTTTCGGCTGCGGCCCGAACCCCATCACGCTGAGATGATCGAGTTCATCATGGGTCAGATCAGCAAGGGCGAGAATGCGGTGGTCCTAGAACCACGAGGGCACGCCAAGACGACCTGGGCTAATTCGATCCTTCTGTCCTGGCTCGAGAGCCGAAGTCCGAACCTGCGAGTCGGATTGATCAGCAACACGGCTAAGCAGGCTAATGCCTTCTCGCGAGCCATTCGGTTCACACTGGAGGCCAACGAGTACCAGCACGATGTGTTCGGTCAACTGGCCGGTAAACATAAGTGGAACGACGTCGAGTGGATCCAGAAGGACTCGGCCCTGCTGGGGACCAAGGACGTCAACATGTACTCGGCTGGGGCCGGTGGCGCGATCATTTCGAAGCGCTTTGATCTGATCTTGTGTGATGACATCCTCGATGAGGAGAACACCGCCAACCCAGAGCAGCGCGAGAAAATCGAGACCTGGTTCTGGAAGACGCTCAAGCCATGTCTGGTGCCGGGTGGCTCGATGGTCATCATCGGGACCCGTTGGGCTGAGGGTGATCTGTACCAGCAACTGATCGAAGACAAGAAATGGCCAGGGATGGTCAAGGGCGCGATTCACTTTGACGATAACGACAAAGAGCATAAGCGGCCGAAGGCCCTATGGCCTGAGATGTGGCCGCTTGAGAAGCTCGAACAAGAGCGCCGGGACATGGGCTCGGCCATGTTTGCCTGCTCGTACCTCAATGACATCAGCGGACTGATGGCGGGCAACATCTTCCGGCGTGAGTGGTTTGTCAACAACTACTTCACCACCTTGCCCGAAAACCCCGCTGGCTACGTCTGGAAGATGGGCGTCGACCTCGCTTCCTCCGAGAAGCAACGAGCCGACTGGACTGCCCGGGTTGTCGTGGCCCAGGACGATAACGGCAACTCGTTTGTCTTCGAAGTCGTCCGCGACAAGATCGAGACTGGTCATCGTGAGTTCGTCATCGATGGCGCGAAATCAAACCCACTGATCAGCAAGATCATCGTCGAGAACAACCAGTTCCAGGGGGCCTTTGTCAAGGATATGATCAACTCGACCATGCTCCCGATCGTAGGCAAGAAGGCTGAAGTCGATAAGGTCACTCGAGCTCGCTCAGTGGCCGCTCGATATGAGGCGGGCAAGGTCTTCCATCATAAAAGCCTTGAGGGCTCTGACTTCGAAATCGAGCTTCTTCAGTTCCCCAAGGGTCATGACGACATGATCGATGCCTTGGGTTACGCGATGGAGACCGGCGTTGGCGGGGCGTATTGGGGATCACTCAAGCCCAAGAGGTTTTAGATGGCCGTCGAACTTGAGTTCCGGGACGGCAGCCACGCTGTTGCCGATCACGTTGCCGCGATGCTGCGTAACGTCGAAACCCACACCTTGACCATGGAAGAGGCCATCAGGGCTTCTGAGAAGCAGATGCTTCGTGATCACCTCAATGGTGTCCAGAGCAAGCTGGTTGCCGCTCACTTCCGGGAGAACCGTCGCTGATGGGTATCGTCACCAACCTGGTCAGACGTGATACAGCTTTGGTTCCTGTACAGAAAGAACGTGCGGCCACGCCCGCGAAGCTACCCAACAATGGGGCTGGAACCGTCAGCTACACCTGGGATGGCAGAATCGGCATCGCGAGTCCGCAGATCTACCGACACTGGGCCAAGACGAGTGAATGGGTCCGGGGTGCGATCAGCATCCGTCGGGCCCAGGTTAGCTCGGCTGAATGGGACATCGTTCCTTACGACCAGCGTCGTCCTTATAGCAAGCGTCAGCAGGACAAGATCCGGGCCCTCTTCCGGACGCCAAATCCGGCTAACGACAGTTACCGGGGCTTCATCGAACCCGTGATCGATGACTTGCTGACGCTTGATGCTGGCTGTATCGAGTTGGTCCGCGACCTGTCTGGTGAGCTCCGTGAGATGTGGCCGACCAACGCCGCCCAGATCAAGGTCAATGCCCTCTGGGATGGTGATCCCAAATCTGCCCGTTACTACTGGTACCCGGATAACTTCACTGAGAAGGCTCGTTGGCGGAACGCGGACTTCATTTACATGATGATGAACCCTCGGACCGATACACCGGTCGGCCTGCCGCCCCTTGAAACCCTTCGGGCTGCGGTCGAAGCTGAGATGGCCGCCCACGAATACAACAGACGCCAGGTTGAGAACGCAGCTCCTGATGGGATTATCAACCTGGGTGAAGGATTTACTGAACCCCAGGTCAATCGCTTCCGAGAGTTCTTTGAATCCGAGGTCGCTGGTCGAGGGCCACTGGGCTTTATCGGTGGTAGCAAGGACCCTGGTTTCATCAAGTTCCGGGATAGCAACCGTGACCAGCAGTTCCTTGAGTGGCAGATCTATCTCGTTCGCAAGATCGCGGTGGTGTTCGGTCTGACTCCCCAGGACCTGGGGGTCACGTTCGACGTCAACCGCTCAACCAGTGAGATCCAACTCCAGGTGTCAGAGGATCGGGGTCTGCGGCCATTGATGAGCTCGACCCAGGAGTATCTGACCGAGGAAATCGTCTGGGATGAAGGATTTGGTGGGCCTGCTAACAACCTGGCCTTCCGGTTCACTGCGCTCAACCTCAAGGAATCGACGGCCAAGGCCGCCATCTATGAGAAGGCTCTGGCTGGTGTGCCCTGGCGGTTCATCAACGAAGCCCGTGTTGACGAGGGTCGTGAGCCGATCGCTGGCATGGAGGGCAAGCTGATCATGGCGACCCCTCAAGGTGCGGTTGATATCAGCGACGTGCCCACGGTTCGTGAACTTCTTGAGATGCAGAACGAAGCCAAGAAGGCACCACCTCCGGTAGCCAAGGAGTTTGACCTCAAACGCCTCACCGATGCGATGGGTTCGTTCCGGCAGTCTCCCGAGATCCACACCCACATCGATAAGGGTGCTCTTGAGGTCAGCGTTCATAACCAGACACCGGGCCCGGCACCTGTGACCGTGCACAATCAGATGCCTGATGCACTGGTGACGACCTCTACACCGTTCGTTCGAAAAATCTCGCGCTCGACCGAGTACCACCACGACGAAGAGGGCATGATCACCGGCAAGACCGAAACCGAGACTGATGCCAACGATCCGACCTGGCGACAGGTTCTGCATACCAAGTTCCTCATCAATGAAGCAGGTGAGGTAACGGGTAAGGAAGAGACCGTCGATGACGATCTCGCCTGAGAATCTGCGCTTCTTCCTCTCGCTGGATGGTCTCGGTGGTCCGATCACCAGCACAGAGGTTGGTGATTCTCTCTTCCCTGACGTTCGAGGCGTTGAAGCCGAACGTGGCCTGACCGATTACCGGTGTCTGTATTTCATTAACACCGACGATGATCCCGATGGACTCATTGACGTTCGTCTGTGGTTCAATCGAGCTGTCAATGATTCAGAACTACTGATCGGTGTTGACCCGGCTGGAAAGAACGGCCAGGCACAGCGGATCAGAACAGCCATCGATGTCCCGATTGACGTGCGTTTCAGCTCACCGCTCAACGATGTCATGCCCTTGTTCCTACCAGGAACGACCTATAACCAGAACGACTACGTGGCGCTTTGGCTCAAGCGGGTCGTATCTAAGGGCAGCCCGCCACAGACCGAGAAGTTCATCCTACGAGTCAAGGGAGAGTCCTTCTAAATGGCCGTTGCGATGATCGATGTTATCCAGCGCTGGTATTGCCCTAACTGTCATAAGGAGGACGTGACCAAAGAAGCACGTCCACATACCCGGATGCACATCTGCCCAAAGCTGCGCGGGCTGACGGCTCCGATGATCCCGGCTGGTTCCAGGGCCAAGGTGGTGGCTCATGATCGGGAGGATTACGTTGGTAATGAGATCGTTCAGAAAGACCCGCAGGGGCGACCGATCATGTCGATCGAAACGGTTCGCGATGACGGAAATGACATCCGTGTCTTCGCACCGACTGCATCAGGAGGAACGGAGGCTACATGACCAAGAAAGCGGGTGGGTCTGGAGTTAGTGCTAACGCTGGAGTCGCCACTGATGGTA